CCAGGCAAAGGCCAACCTTGCGGCTGCGGTTGCACAGCTTGCAAAGGATGAGGCGGCGCTCGGCTACGCCCGGCTGAGCAGTGGACGCCAGAAACAGCTCGCGGCCGCCGACTCCACGTCTGGCGACGCCGTCGACGCCGCCGCCAACACCCTGTCGGCCTCTGTCACCTCTCTCCAGACTGCTGCGGCTGCTGCTGAAGCTGCCAAGGCCAATGGTGCCGCCGACGAGGCCGCTGTGACTGCTGCCACGCAGGGCATCCAAGCTGCTGCCGCTTCTCTGGCCAGCATCGCAACCGCCCTGACCCCGACCGCTTGATTAAGCAACGATTAAGCCCCTCCGGTTAATTCCGGAGGGGTCTGTTACATGTGGGGGTGATATGAGCGATGGAGCGATACCCACATGGGCGGATATCGTGGCCTTGGGAGGTGCGGCATTGTCAGCAGCTTACAGTTGGGGCGTGGTCGGTCAGAAGGTGAAGAGCCTTGAGGACGACCTGAAGGAACAGAAGAAGGCGCACGACGCCTTGACGGCTTCAGCCACCCAGATGAGCCAGAGCGTTGTCCGCCTTGAGTCGGGCATGGCCAGCATTGAGAAGCTCCTGACAGAGGTCAGGAACGCCGTCCTCTACAAGCCTCACTAAACCTCAACCACCTTGGTCTTCGCAGCCTTCGCGTGACCGCCCATACGGGCGCAGTCTTTCGCCAGAGTTCCGTCCTTGTAGTACATGCGCTTCTCGGCAGGGACGCTGGCCCCACCCTTGGATGCAAATTCCAGCATCTTCTCGCGCGGCATGGCAGCAAAGCCTCTGCGCGCCTTGGGTTTCTGGATCACTTGATCAGTCATTGGTCTCTCACTGGGTTGGGATCAACAGGCGGAATGCGTTCTCCCCTTCCGGGATCATCGGCAGGGTCAACCACAGCCCGTCATCGCTGACGAACGGTTCGTTGAACTCGCCTTGCGGCTTGAAGCGACCCAACCACCGCATCATCACACCACAGTCGGCGCAGCGAGCCGCGATGTCCGTGTGGATGATGTTCGTTCCCGGCTGGGTCAGTCCGGCCACGTCGTATTCGATGTTGGCGTGTTCGCAGGCGGTGGTCTCTTCGGTCATGGGGGGGGGCACTCCTTTACGGTCAAGGTAGCCACTCAGGGCTACACATTCAAGCGGTAGTGGTTGATAAGCAGGGCGGCACACAATTCGTGGCGTTGAGCGTCCTTTTCGCTCGACGCGGTGACGGTTTCGAAACGGTGCCTGCTCCAGCCGTAGGGCTTCTTGCGCCAGTAGCGCACTTCGGAGGCTTGGTGGATGTGCCACAACGCCTTCTCGGTCGGCGTCATGGCTTCGTACTCAGGGTTCGACAACAGGCTCATCGGTGCCCTCCTTGGTCTTCAGCGGCACGAACTGGCCTCGCTCCTTCTGTCCGTCAGCCAGAGATCGGAGGACTTGAGCCAGCGCGATGATGGCGTCGGTCGGGATCGTCTCCTTCTCTCCAGAGCATTCGATGGAGGTGACGACCGACCCGTCGTCGTAGTGCACTTCGATCACGTCACCCCGGAAGAGGGTGATTCGGCTGGTCTCTGTCTTGGCGATCATGATGTGTCTCCTGTTGCGGTCGCTCCGCGCTGGCTCGTCCCTCGTCCCGCTTCGCGTTCCGAGAGACATGTTCGATTTTCGGCTGAAACTTAACCTGTCTGACGGTTAAGGTAAGGGAAAGCCGATTCCCTTTACATGTGGTGGGCTCGAATCGCCCCCCTACCCCCCATAGCTGCGCACGGGGGGTCTATGTGGTTGAATTTTAATAAGAAAGTTGGTCGACAAGATGCAGGGCGTATGCGGGCCGCATCCTGTTTGGCTGTTTCGGGGGCTGCACTCTGGGGCGTTGGCTGAGCCACATTCCCCTCTTGATCGCCTAGGCCCGCTATCGCAATGGCTTGTGTCGGGGAGAGGGTTCACCTACTATCGGTGCTGGCCTCACCCGCGTGGCCATTAGAACAGTTCTGGTGCCGCCAGTTCTGCTCTGCGGGGGGTGGAGAGTGAACGCTCTCCCCCCCGCGCCCTTCCAACATCCCCCCGACTTTCGCGCGCGTCAAGCCCGTGGTACCTTGAGGTGTGCACACTCTAACCCCTGACAGGAGGCCTTTATGAGCATGGATAAGCCGGGTCACATGGCGGACAAGGTCCGTTCCTACAACCCGAACCGCCATCCGCCGACCCCGGAGCGTTTCAGCGCCCGGTCGAATCTGCGGAAGAGCGCAAAGCGCGCTTCGCATCGCGCCTGACAAAGTCCCGTGGGGCGTTGCCCCCACCCACGGGCACCCATTCCTGAACCGGGGCCGACATGGCTGACGACGCGCAATCCATCGCCCAACTTCTCGCCCGCCCGGACTACATGGACCCGCGACAATTTGTCGCAGCCCCGCCGGTAGCGAGAGCCGTCCGACCCACCCTCCAAGAGCACCTTTTCAATCTGGCCCAGCGCACAGTTGGCCCGAAGTGGGCAAATGCGGCTGAGCCCCTTCTCAACATGGTGCCGTTCACGGGCGTCGAAGAGGGCTACCGCCAGTCTCGCTCCCCCGATCCTCTCACCCGGAACCTTGGTGGCCTTCAGGTCGCAGCGGGCGTCATCCCCGGCCTGAACAACCCGATAGAGAAGGCGGGCGTGAAGGTCGCTGAGAAGGTCATGGGTGAGGAAGCGCTCAAATCCATGAAGGCGCTGGAGCCGTCCCTGAACCAGAAGGTGGCCAAGGTGGTCGCCAACAAGGGGAAGCTAGCCAAGGGGCTCTACATGGCCCCTCCCGGCGACAAGATGCCGCCTCAGCCGCCCGTCCTCGCTCCGCACGTCGAGAAGCTGAAGGAAGTGGCCGGGATGAAGGCCATCCTGCCGTACCTTCAACCTGATGAAGCGGCCAAGCTGCGCGCCCACACCGCCAGCAACTTTGTGAACCTGTTCAGCAGCCTTCCCGACGCCAAGGAGATGGCCTCCGTCGCCTATTCGGGTCGGGCCAAGAAGGGTTGGTACCAGAACAGCGCAGCCGCCTTGCGTGAGGTGTTCGGACCCATCGACGCGCCGCGCTTCACGGCTGTGCTGGCCGCGACCTCCCCCCAGACCAGTGTCGAGAGCAACACGATCAACGCGCTCCGCATCTGGACCAACTGGGACGCCGCCGGTCGCCCGACAGACCCAGCCGCCATCAAGGCCATCGTGGGTCGCAGCGTTCAGGGCAAGAAGGGCGAGGAGAGCGTCCTAGACTCGTGGCTCCCGAACACCATCCGCGCCCTGACGGCGGAAGACCCGGCATCCATGCGGATCAGCGGTCCCAAGGTGAACAGCTTCATGCTGAACCTTCAGGACTACGTGCATGAGGTGACCAACGACGCGTGGCAGGCCACGTACATGGGCATCCCGAAGAACAGCTTCACCAACAGCGCGAAGAAGCGCGAGATCGCGGGCAAGAGCCCGATGTACTCGGCTGCCAACGCCAAGGCCCGTCAGGCCGCTGAAATCCTGTCCAAGCGCACCGGAGAGAAGTGGACCCCGGCTGAGGTGCAGGAGACGATCTGGTCGTGGGCCAAGACCCTGTACGAGCAGCGCTCGTCCGCTGGCGAAGACCGGACCATGAAGCAGATACTGGCCGCTGGCGGGCTGACCCACGAAGCCATCGGCGCGACCCCCGATTTTGAAAAGCTGTTCATCGACGGCGTGTACCGAAACATTCTGGAGCAAGGCGGATATGCCCCCCAAGTCAGAACCCTCGAATCCCTTGTCGCAGGCCGTGCACCAACTGCTGGACTTGCAGGCCTCACGGGCAATGCAGCAGCACCAGAAGGCGCAGGCATTGCTGCAGATGCTTTCACCCGAGACCTCAATAGAGCCGCAGGCCGAATTGAGGGGGTCAGAAATGACAGGCTTGCCGCCGCAGCCCTAGAGGCCGAACAGAAGAAGGCCCTTCAGGCCATGCCGCTGGACCAGCAATTGGCGCAGATGGTCATGCAGAAGGGCAAGGTGAAATTCGCGCCAGAGGGTGAGTCGCCAACTCTGGCAGAACTGACCAACCGTGTGCGCGGCCCCGGCGGCGGCTTCACCTATCAGCCCGTCACCGAGAACCAGCCCACCCACGGCTACGCGGTCGGGGTGAACTCCGAGAAGTACGGTCAGGTGTTCGATGAGGCCGACTTCAATCAGGACCACATCGTGGACTTTGTCCTGAAGAACCGCCAACTGCTGCGCGATCCGGCCTATCACGTCGGCGCGTGGAACGATGATGGAAAGGTCTACCTCGACATCTCTGCCATCGCGAAAACGCCTGAGGAGGCGGTTGCATTGTCAAGGCAGCATGACCAAATAGCATACTATGACCTCAACAAGGGGGTCAGCGTCGATGTCGATAGATCGGCCACGTCAGGAGGACTGAAGAAATGACCAAGCGGAAGAAACCATCGTTCACCACCTCACCCGCGCATGACATTGAATCCATGGAGCGGTTCATCATGAAGATGACGGGCGAGAAGCTGACCCCGGCCAACCGGGCGAAGATCGAAGCGGCGCTTGCCGCTGATTCCCAGAAACAGTAGGCTGGCGGTAACTCTCAGCCTAGGAACTTAGAGCCGGGGGTCACATCCGTTGTGACCCCCTATTTCATGGTCCCGTAGCTTAATGGTAAAGCAGACGACTCTTAATCGTCCGAGTGTAGGTTCAACCCCTACCGGGATCACCATCACGCCAGACGCTGGTTTTCCCTGAACCGCCGGTCATCGGCGCAGAACTCCATCTCCACCTCTCCCGGCTTCCCGATGATGTCGTGGTAGCGCGACTTGGCCACTTTGATGATGGTGGTCTCCTTCGTCTCCCGGTGGACGATCAGCCCTATGTCGGCCTTGTTGTAGAAGTTCGATGACCCGCTGATCTCGTACAGGCTGGGCATCTGGTACTTCCCGTTCACCTTCTGCAAGCTGCGGGGGTGGGCAACGAGGATCAGGTGGACCTGAAAGACCCGCGCGAACCGCTTCAGGGTCTTGATGGCGCGGCCCGTGTACTCGGTCTCGTTCTCGCCCCGGTCGCGCTCATGCTGCAGTTCGTTCCAAGGGTCGATCACGATCACCTTGGCCCCATGCTGCACCACGGCCCCCTCCATGCACGTCAGGAGCCATTCGAGGGTGGGGTCGTCGTCGTCCCCGGCCATGATGAAGACGTGATGTTCATCAATCCACCGGTCGGCTTCAGCCTTCTCCTCAGGGGTCATCTTGCGCGGGAGCATCTCCAGATACCATGAGCGCAGGGCGCGCCTGTGATCGCGCTGCGGAGCCTGTTCAAAGCTGGCCCATGCCACCTTGATCCCGTGCGTCTTCGCGACCCGGCAGCACAGGTCGTTCACGAAGCTGGTCTTCCCGAAGCCGGGCACGCCGGTCACGACCGCCAGATCGCCCAGCCGCATCTTGTAATTGTCCGACAGCAGGCTGAACCCAATGTCGTAGATCGTCTGGGGCGGCAGGGGCGGCAGTTCGGACATCTTGTAGACGCCCTCCACCCGAATGAACTGAGCGCGGTCCACGGTCCTCACGACGCCCTGTGCGCCGTACTCCTGCAGCACCTCGTTCAGGTCTTTGCAGCGCTCCCTGTCGCGCCCCGGCCAGCGGGTCTTGGGGTAGGTCAGGAACTTGCACCGGGTCTTCCCGAACAGCAGGGCCAGTTCGTGCATCAACTGGCTCCCGGCGTCGTCCCCGTCCGTCGCGAGGATCACCTCAGGGACCTTGTCCTTGCGGCACAGGTCCGCAATCTGTCGGAACCACTCGTAGGCCTTGGCGTCCCTGATCTCGGCTTCTGAGCGCGTCCCCGACGAGCCCCCGCAGCCATTGGGCACGGAGATGACCTTCTCGTAGCCAGCGGCCAGAGCCGCCTCGCAATCCATCTCGCCCTCTGTGACGATCAGGGGTCGGCCTTCCAGCGCCGGATCGCGCAGGCAGTCGGTGTTGTAGGCGACAGGGCCCTCGACCCAGCGGGCGGTCCACTTCGGCTCCCCGGAAAACCGGCGGAACTTCTCGCCCGCGACCACCCCCTTGCTCACGAAGGGGATGGCTAGCACTTCACCACCATCTCGACCGGGTTCGACGTTCCACCCCTTGCCCGCGAGGCGCTCCACGTTGAGCCCCCGGCCCTCCAGAACTTCCCATGTCGTCGTCATAGACAGCCTCTCCCCACCCGCAGTGGAAACAATGAATCAGGACGTGATTGCTCTCCACCAACACGCTCAGGCACCGAGCCTTGCGGTTGCGTCTGGTGGGCGAACATTTCGGACATACGCTGTACTGGTTCCCGGCGCGGGATGGATTAAATACCACCCCCAGCGACTGCGCCTTGTCGATGGCCGTGCTCACACGAAGCCGACGCGCTTGACGGCAACGTCCTCCAACCAGACTTCCCAGCGCCCACTAGCCAGCCAGCGGTCTAGGGCGGGCGTGTAGGCCCCATCGTCCCTCTCCACGTCGGGAGACAGCACGTAGCGGTTGATGGCGTCCAGTAGCGCCTGTGGGCCGATCCTGCGGGAGATCATCTTGAACTGCGCCAGCGCCTTGGACTTGGACGACCGCCGCTTCCCGGCGACTGGCCACATGCCCCACGCCTGATCGAAATAGGGTTCCGGGTTGTTGCGGCGGTCGAACGTGTCCGGGAGCAACACTGGCCGCTCCAACTCGTCGGCCATCGCCACAAGGTAGCCCGCCAGCGTCAAACCACCGACTTCTGTGCGCAGCGGGCCTATAGCCTCCCTCAAAGTGTCCATCACTTGCGGATCAATTTTTTCTATAGTAGGCGTCTTCATGCGTATGTTCCTGATACTGCCGCCGGGTCAGACCGGCGGTTTTTTTTATGGGTGAATCTGGCGCACATCGACCATCACGCAGGGCTCGTCGGCGTAGAACTTGGCCACGGTGAACTGTGCCACCTGTGAGTCATCCGCGAACGCGACCTTGTTCAGCCCGTCGAGCACAGCCTTGCCGACGTTGTCCCCGTCAGGCTTCTTGATGTGCCGGATAAGCCCCTCTCGCATGGCCTGTAGGTGCTTCTTCGGCGTGGACTTCGGGATGGGGAAACAGCAGGTCACAGTCACCGACACAGCCCCTTTGATGGGAGCGCCGCCCCGCATGGCCACCTTGGCCGCAAGCGTCACAAGGTTCTCGTAGCTGGCGGTTTGGTCGTCGGTGTAGGTCTGCACGAACTTGCCCATGCGGCGGAACTTGGGCCTCCCCTTGCCCCTAGGGACGCCGGGGATGGTGAACAGAAATTCCGTTAATTCATTCATCGGCCTCTCCATAGATTGTCCCATACTTGCCCTCTGGCATCTTGCGTTTCCGACCGGGCTTCTGCTTGTAACGGTACGCCACAACCTTCTCCATGCCCATCACATCCAAGATGGTGGAGGATGGAGAGCGCGTCCCCCTCAACACGTTGTGTAAAAAGCCGGTGTTGATACCATATCTAGAGCACCACTTGGTCACGCCGCCGACGCGCTTGATCCGCATCTCCAGTAGATGGATAACCCTTTCTCGGTCGAACATCTGGTTCCCCCTTTCGTCGGGGACAGAACGTATGCAGCGCCAAATTTAATATCAAGGTGGAATAAAAACTTGACCTACGCTGAGGGCACCCTACCTTAAGCGTGTCACAGAGGAGACGGCCATGATCAAGTGGGACGGCAACAAGATTGCCGCGCCGGGGATGTACGAGAAGGTGCCCATGGAGGCGTATCACGGAGACCTGTGCATCGGCCCCAGCATCTCGTCTGGCGGGATGCGGACCATGTGGTCCCAGAGCCCCGCGCATTATTTCGTCGGCAGCTACCTGAACCCCGACCGGGTGAACGAGGACAAGCCGCACTTCGCCGTTGGGCGCGCGGCGCACAAGCTGCTGATCGAAGGCCGAGACGGCTTCGACAAGGAGTACGCGATCCGCCCGCAAGAGTGGTCGGACTGGCGCACCGCCGCAGCCAAAGCGTGGCGGGGGGAGCACATCGAACGCGGCTTCACGATTCTGGTCCCGGACGATCTGGTGCAGATCGTGGGCATGTCCAAGTCGCTGGCCGCGCACCCCATGGTCAAGACGGGCATTCTGGATGGGCTGATAGAACGGTCCTTCATCTGGAAGGACGAGGAGACAGGGGTGTGGGTCAAGGCTCGACCCGATGCGCTGCCGTCACCCATCGATCTGGCCGACCTGAAGACGACCGGCTCCGTCGCTGACGACGACGTTCAGCGCTCGCTGACCAACTATAGCTACCACGTTCAGGCGGCTGTCGCGATGGCGGGCGTCGAGGCCGTGACCGGAGCCAAGCCCGAATCGTTCACGCTGGTGTTTGTGGAGAAGGAGGCCCCGTGGGCCGTCCGCGTCATTACCATCATGCCAGAAGACATTGAGCGTGGTCGCCACCAGATGAGGTGGGCTCTGCGGGAGTTCGCCAAATGCGTCGAGACCGGCAACTGGCCGGGGCCTGACCGTGGCGCGACCGACGCTGAGTTCCTGCCCATGAGCCAGTGGGCGCGCAACCGGATCGATGAACGACTGAACATCCTCCTGCCTGAGCAGGAAGCCGAAATCTATGAGAGGAACAAACCCAATGTCTGAACCCACTGGAACCGCCGTAGCGACGGCTGAGGCCACGCCGAACACGTCGGTCGTGATGTACATGGCCGAGAAATACGGAATGCTGCCAGCGGCCTTTGAGGCGACGCTGCGGGCCACTGTCTGCAAGGGCAACGTGACCCGTGAGGAGTTCGCCGCGTTCCTGCTGGTGGCCAAGGAATACGGCCTGAACCCCCTGACCAAGGAACTGTACGCGTTCCCGGCCAAGGGCGGCGGCATCGTCCCCATCGTCTCCATCGACGGCTGGTGCCGCATCGTGAACGACCACCCGGCCTGTGACGGCATTGAGTTCGAAGACCAAGTCGAGGACGGGGAACTGATCTCGGTCACCTGCCGCATGTACCGGAAGGACCGGTCGCGGCCCACCATGGCCACCGAGTACATGGCCGAGTGCAGGATGAACACGGACCCGTGGAAGAAGTGGCCCGCCCGGATGCTGCGGCACAAGGCGCTGATCCAGACCGCGCGCTACGCCTTCGGCTTCTCCGGGATCGTGGACGAAGACGAGTACGAGCGGATGACCAACGTCACCCCGGAGAGAACCAACACGGCGCTGTCAGAGCGGCTGGCCCAGACCGCTGCGTCCACGGAGGGTTTCACCACGGTCTACACGGCGATTGATCCGGCCACCGGGCGCGATGAGACGGTGGTGACCATGGTGGACAGCGTGACCGGGGAGTTCACCGTGGTCGAGACTGAGGAGGCGGTGACCGACGTGGGGGCCGAGTTCGACCCGGAGTACCTGACCGACTGGGCCAACGCGATCATCGGCGCTCTGGACGGCTACAAGTCTGGCGCTGACCTGAAGGAACTGTGGGGTGAGGACGAGATCAAGGCCCGTTTCATGGCCTTGAAGAGCCGTGACGAGGCTGCGGCCAAGCGCCTCCACGCCGCCGTCAATGGCCGCATCAAGGCGCTGGCCCAATGAGCGCGCCGGTCAACGAGGTGAGGGGCGTGATGGATGCTCGTAGAGGTGGTTCGCCATGCATGGTCTTCGTGGGGTTCGACGCGGCGACGGTGAAGATGTGGGACACGCGCGACACCTACCCCATCGTCCTTACCATTGACCAAGCCCGACACATCGCCCGAAGCCTGTACCGGGCCGCGCGTCACGCTGAACGACTGACCATGGGAGAGGGCAAATGAACGGGCGCTGGAGCCACGTCTGCACGGACGGGAACTTGCAGTGGTGCAAATTCGGGGAGCGGTGCGGCATCTGCCTCAAGGAAGAAGATGACAGCCTTGGCCATCACGGCCCGAAGGATCGGGATCGTGCGCGACCCATGACCATCGCAGACACAATCCGCTCTTTGAAGCCGGGGGACCGGGTGAGGGTGACACGGGATCAGACTATCAAGGAAATGCTGTCTGACGTTTGCGCCATGACCGAAGTGGGCCCGTTCATTCAACCAAACGACCCCACCATCACCTCCATTGAAGTGATAGAGCGGCCCTTGGCTGTGGGGGATCGGGTGACTGTGGAGGGTTTTGACGAACAAGGTGTCATCACCGCCATCGGCAAAAATTACTCTTTGGTCGAACTAGACTGTCGGGCCGAGGTTCCCGCCATGCACGATGACCTCCGGAGGGCGTCATGACCCACACAGACCTACCGCCGGGTTTTAGCTCTGCGGGCGATCTCCCGGTCAATGGCCGCGCGGATCAGGTCGGTACGGTCCTCGCCATCGGTCAGCACAGCGTCGATCCGTTCTCGCGTCCCTTCCGTCAACCGGACCAGAACCGTTTCGGCAAATAACTTTGGGCGACCCATTTCGTATATCCGCTATTGACGACACGGCAACGTATAGCGTATATATGTTTCATCGACAAGGGAGATACGGAAATGACCGTCGAAATGGAAAACGCCCTGCATTATCTGGCTTCTGCAATCTATCGCGGCGAAGTCGGCGCGGAATGGGAGGATTGCTGCGACAGTGCCGAGGCTGCGGCTCATCGGCTTCGCTTCCAGTATTACCCCGCTCATGCGCCCATGCGTGATCGTGATTTGGCCCCGCTGCTTTACGCAGAGGCCGCGCGTTATGAGGATATGTAACCATGACTCGCACCCCCGACACCGCCCCTAGCCAGAGCGCGGACCTGATAGCTGATCTCAAAGACGTTGTGTCCGTGTTGCACGGCGAGCGTTTGGTCGTTTCTGCCGATACGGTTGGGCAAGCAATCACCGCCCTCCGCGCAGCAGAGGGCAAAGTTAACACAGTCTGGGACACGATCCGCCATTATCAGGATTGCGCAAAGGCGGCAGAAGCAAGGGAACTTGTTCTGTCTAACGCCCTCCGCGCAGCAGAGGCTGAGAACGCGAGGCTGCGGGAATATCCGACATGGGTCATGGAACAGGAAGAGATCGTCAAGCCGTGGCTCAGCAAGTTCTTCGGGCTTGGGCCGAACCCGAAAGGCCCGACGCACGTTGACCCGCTGCCGATCCACGCCATCTGGGGCTTTTTCGGACGCGCCCGCCGCGCCCTTGGAGGTAGCAATGAAACTTAATCGAACGCGACAGGAATGGGCCGAGATCGAAGGCGATTACAAGCGCGAGACTGGACACGTGCCGATGTGGGCAACTGACCTCGCCACCCTATTTGCCGAGGTAAACCGCCTGACTGCCCAGCTTGCTGAACGGGAGGGGATCGCGCGGGAACTGTTTCGAGCCCTTGATATGGCGTCAAAGGAAATGACGGTGCGCAGAGAAATTTGGCGCGTAGTCAAACCCGCCCTAGCCCGCTTCCACGCTGCGGAGGGTGAGGGGCGCAAGCCGCACGCGCACGTAACCAACAAAGGGACCGTTCTGGAAATACCGGAAGGGGTTGAGTGCCCGTTATGCCGGATAGCCAGCGCCCACGCTGCGAACGGCGACCATGGCTGAGGCATTTATGCTCAACACACGCGGACCAGACGGCGAATGCCAGCACCTGACGCAAACCATATGGCCAGACGGGCGACACCAATGTCACTTCTGCGGAAAACGGTGGGTCGTCATGCCTCCCGATTGGGAGGGGATCGCGCGGGAACTGGCAGCGGCGTTGGCCAATGCTGCCGACGACATTGAGCGTTACGTCGTGGTGCGAGGAAGCGGAGTTGAAGTCTCGCCCGAAGAATGCACCGCACTGTATCGCGCGGTTTTAGCCCGCTTCCGGGCTGCGGAGGATAAGAGCCATGACGCTTAGAGAGAAGATCAACGACACGCTGCTCCAGTTGGGCATGGGCGACATGAGCACCTATGAGGCCGAAGACACGATCCTTGCCGCGATCCGTGAGCACATGACCAGCCCCGAGGCGGTGGAGCGGGGGGCAGCGGCTTATGCCAATTCCACCGGCTACTACGTGCCGTTTCATCGCGGACTGTCGTCAGAAAGTTCTGACGCAATTCGACGGGGCACCCGCGCCGCCATCCTCGTCGCACTGGGGGAAGAATGACTAGGGACGAAGCCGCCCATGTCTGGCGTTAGGAGGCGAGGGGTATGACCCGTGGAAATCCAAGTCTGGGTCGAGCCAGCGTTCATGGTCGGGGTCGCGGTCCGCTCGCGCTGGTGGATCGTGTTCTATCTGGGCTTCGTCGTCATTGGCGTGGGCCTGTAATCGAAGACAAAGACCGGTATGGTCGGCAGCTTCTGATCCTGTGCGCCCGCGAGGACGAGAGCAAAACTGGGAGGCAACCGTGAAGGGCTATTTCAACTTCCGCCACATCATCATGCGCGCTGGCATCCCGTCTACCAACGAGACCAATTGGGCGGTCGGGCACATGCTGGCGTCCATGGCGCAGAAGCGGGGTGTGGAACCCTCACGCATCCTGACCGAGAAGACCGACCCGAACGCCAAGGTCGCCGCGCCGCACTGCATCGCTCACTACCCCATGAATCTCTACGACGACGCTCTGGCGATGGTGCGGAACTGGTGGGGCGAGCGAGAGGCGCAGGGCGATCTGTTCGACCGCACGTAGGCCCCACAGATGACCCGTGAGGCCGTTCCGGCCACTCCGCGTAGGGCAATGACCCCCAAGCGCCGTTTGGCCGTCCTGACGCGCTCTGGGCTCTGCTGTGCGCATCCCGGATGCATCATGTGTCAGGGGCTGGAGATCGACCACATCATCCCCTTGGAGTTGGGCGGGTCGGACGATGAAGATAACCTTCAGGCCCTCTGCTACGCGCACCACAAGGCCAAGACGAAGGAAGACATCAAGCGCATCGCCAAGGCGAGGCGGCTCAGAAACAAGAAACCCCCCGACCCGAACCGGCTTGGCCAGATCAGGTCGAGGGGCTTCGACAAGTCAGTCAAAAGGAAGTTCAACGGTCAGGTAGTGCGTCGGAACGCTCGACCAGATCGTCAAGATACTCAATAGCATCTGCCAGCATGTTGATGCGGTCGATGATCTTCTCGCTACGGGAAACCCGGTCGAGAAACATGCGTTCCAGTTCAAGGCGGATGGAGGGCGAAGACCGGAACTTGGACGTGTCCTGTTTGTCGTCACTCCAGAAGCGAACGCGCTGCTCCTGAATGCCAAGAGCAGCCGCCGCCGCAGCCACATACTTCACTCCCCACAGCGCGGTGCAGATAGCCCGGAACTCCGCTGCGTTCAGTCCGCGATCTGGGGTATTGGTCATGGCGTCTCCTTCACATACTCAGTGATCCACACCTCAGCCTGAGACAGCGCCTCGCGTTTGATGCGGAAAGTTTCTTCCAGCGTGGGGTTCCAGCGGGCCTTTGCCTGCCACAAGGCATGCTGGCCACCAAGGCGAACAACATCCACCGCAGCGCTGGGTGTAGCAACATTCGTGGGCCTTACCACGTATTTTCCCTCACCCTTTCCGCCGCTCTTGTTGGCTGCCACCTTCACAGGCGGCTCAGGAGGCACCCACGCGGCTTCCTCCTGCTTCTCCTCAGCCGCCTCCCACCCAGCAGCGAGCCACTGCTCACTGGGCGGCTCTGGGGGCCTGACGCCAGTGACGGAAGACAACACCTTGATCAGGTGCGCCACTTCCGCCTCAGCCAGCGTGTGGAAAGTGAAGGCTGCATTATCAGCCCCCACATTGGACGCCACCAGTTCGGCCCTCAGAAGGTGGGCCAAGTTCTCCGCATGCCCGATCAGGGCGTGTATCGCGGGGTTTGTCATATCGATCTCCAGTGCGCTCTCTGCGCGTTGTGGCCCTATTGGCCGGTGGAAACTTCAGGCTCCCATTCTTCACCGACCCACACCTCAGGCGTGATCGGCGCGACCCACCTGATCTTCAGGTCAGTCATGAACGTCTGAGGTGACACGCTGTCTCCCTCGTCGTTGGTCCCCAGCACCAGCGCCTTCCCGGCGAGCGGGGTCGGGTAGTCCCCGATCAGGAAGAACGCTTGGTCGCCCTTGAGCAGTCCCTCGTCATCGACGTAGGCGCAGTCCTGATTTTCTCTGGTGAAGCGGCACAGATCGAAGCAGTCAGCCCCGATGTGGCCGTAGATCGACTGGTAGTTGCCGTCCCAGTCCACCTTGGTGACCATTCTCTTAAACGGATCAATCACGTAACCGAACATCTTCATCTCCTTTGCGCTCAACAGCGCGGTTTCGGCCCCATGGCCAATAAAAAACGACAATGCCTCTCAATAGGACGCTGCCACTGACGAAGAGGGAGATCATGCCAAACCACTTGATGATCTCCCACAACATCATTCCGGCTCCGTCAGAGACAGGGCCTCATCCGCTTCGTCGCCTAGGGCGGACAGCAGATTGCCCAGCAGCACTCTGTACGCTGGGCTGTCCTTGTCTATCCCCTTCAGGAGATCGACCCGTGGGCTGACCCCACGCGGGGGCAGAAACAGGCCAGTGACCTCCTCTGCCTCAGCGTAGGGTCCATGCCCCGGTTCATCATCCCGGTCTCTCTGACCGGGGTACCATGTGCCTTCGACTTCGATCTCAAGTTCCGCGAAGACGCTGGCGTAGGTAGGGTAGGATCGCATCAGAACCTCCATAGTGCGACGAGGCTCACACCCAGCAGGCAGACCGCCACAAGCGCGACGATCTCCATGGCAGGCCAGAACCAGTTGACAGGACGACGCCTGCCCTCAGCCACCATGCGGTAGGCCAAGGGCAGGTCGTCCGGCTCGCGCCTCAGGGGCGCAATGTTGATGATGCGCTTCAATCGTGTTCCTCCCCCACACCGGACTTCGGGTGGTTGGGCAGGCTAGCCACCACGTTCAGGAAGGCCAGCACCTGTTCAGGCGTCTGCCACCCTTCGACGTGGGTCTGGGCGTCAGGGCCGATGTCTGGCTTCTTGTCCACGAAGCTGTACCAAGTGTCGTCTTCGTGGAAGGCGGCGATCTCAGCCGTGTGCGACTTGCCCAGAGGCTTCTCGTAGTCCCGGCTGTCGTAGTGCTCGCAGTAGTTGCCCGCCCCGAACTGGACCGACGCGGTCCAGCCGTTGGGGAACGTGATGTGGAACCCGCTGCCACCGGCAGAAAGCCCCCTCTGGCAGACAGCGAACCCCGGTTGGGAAAATTCAGGATTGCGGTTCATTGGAGCCTCCTCTGTAGTGTTGGATCAGGTCGGCCTCGTACCGGTCCAGAGACGCCTTCACGGGCGGCTCCAGCGCGATCTCATTGGCCACGACGCGTCGGTCCTCGTAGTGGTGATAGGTCCGAAGCCAGATGTGGTACCCATCGAACGATGCGTAGACCGCATCTCCGATGTACCGTTCCGGGAAGCGGGGGGTCTCAGTCACTGTGCTCATCAGCACCTCCTGTAATGGCCCCTGTGGGCCGTTGGTCCGCATGAAGCGGCTAGACCGGGCGGAACAGGTCCACCCGGTCAGGTCGCGCCGTGCTAGATGCCCAGACGACGGGCGATCACCTGAGCATAGGTCTCGCGACCCCTCAAGCGACGCCACAGGTCACTCAGCAGTCTCATGGGTGGCCTCCTTCCAGTGCTCTTTGCCCGTGATGCGCTCGTAGTCCTTCATCACGTCCACATTGATGCCCCAGCCGCTGTCCAGCAGCCCCCAGTAGCCCTTCTTCAACGCCCACTTCTCAAGGAAGTCGGTGTCGAAGGGGACGCCGAGGTAGAGGCAGTTCTCCGGGTCGTTCCAAGTGGGGTCGAGCACATGCCCGTCCCACTCGACCCACGCGTGGTGGATGGGGATGCCAAGGTCCAAGCGGACAGCGTATCCCTCCCGGTACTCGTAGCCCTCATGGATGGCCAACCGACCGGCGTTGGAGAAGCACTCCTTCGCGGTCATCCGCTGGATCGGGCAACCATCCATGCCGGTGGCTTGCCCACGCTTCTCAAGGCCAGCGTGGCGCAGCACGAACGCCTCCATGCGATAGGGCCACAGGGGGTTGTTCACCCCCAGCCCAGACCGCTCGTAGACATCGCGCCACACCTTCTGTTGCTGCTCCAGAGCCTCCCGGAGCGTGACCGTCTCTGATGCGAACGTCATTGACGGCCCTCCGCTTTGGCAATGGCGTCGCGAGCGGGCTTGAAGTACCCGCCCACAGCCTCAGCCGGGTCGATGCCGATCTCGCGAGCGGCGTAGTCGATCAGGCCCTTGAGCGCCTCCAGAAGCTCTGGAGCGGCGGCGATCAGGTGACCATTCCGGGCTGATGTCACGCAGACCGAGATGGGGTGACCTGACGGGGTCTTGCCATAGACCCGGCTATATTCGGGCGTGAACGTCCACGGCCCGGATGTGGGGTTGGTCATAGCTCTCTCCTTGTGAGTTGCGCCCTGTGGCGCGGTTACCAGCTGGCCTCGTAGTAGACCTCGCGCATTTCGATCTGGTCGGTGGGCGGGGGAGCCTCCAGCCAGTCGATAGCGGCACTCAACGTCTTGATGTCGTATTCGAGTTGCCGCTCGTACCACTCGTCCTCAGGCGTGGCGCTGGTGCCGAAGAAGAAGCCTGAGGTGTGTGGCAGGGTCCGTTCGATGACCGCGTCCCTGATCTGTCTCAGGTTGTCCGCAGTCAGGCCAACGGGCCTGCAGTCGTCCTTCCCGTCAACCGCGAAGTTCTGGACGATGTAGCCGTGGAGGTTCGGGTGTTTGCGCCAGTACCCCATGTCCAGTTCGAACCCGATGACCCGGAAGCCGTCTTGTTCGGGGGGTGGGGTGTCGGGGAAATCGCGGTGCCTGAAGACGTGCTTCTTGCCGCGCAGATACATATCAAGTCCCATGTGTCTCTCCTTTGAGAGGTTAAGGGACGGAGCCTATCTCCGTCGCTGAAGGTGGAGCCGCTGTGGCACCCACTTGTAGAGCAGCGCAGCCCCGTGGACGAGGTGCGCCAGTAGTATCGACGCCAGTGTGACCGACAACCACCCCAGCGTCGCGATCCCTGTGAGGAAGATCAACTTAGCCAGCCATTCCATAACAGCCTCCGTCAGTACGCCGCTGATGGCGCACTTCGACATATAGTGCTTCAAAAGCCAAGCGCCATTGCGCGTGGCGGGTTGAACGCTAGGCGTCCATCATCGGGGCGGGGAGATCGCTCCCCCCGCCCTCCTGTGGTCGTCTATCAGGCCGCAGCCTTTATGGCCTCCATCTCCTGCGCCAGCGTCCAGAGCGCACGGTTCAGCGCGCGATCCTGATCGATGTTGCGGACCTCACCGACGCGCCGGAACTGGCGGCGACGGTTGTCGTTAGCAGGGATGACGTAGCCCTGACCGCCCCGGATGATGCCTTCCTGCACCCGGTTGAACGTGCGCCACAGGTCGTTGCCCTGATCCGCAGACCGACGAGCGGTCAGCAAAGCAGAGGCATCGATGGGCGACCGGTCGGTGTTCGTTTCAGCATCAGGCGTCCACCGGAGTTGAGCCGCAGCCCTAGCGAACGCAAGCTGTTCGCGGGATGACAGTTCAGTCCCGGCCATCTGGTTGGCGCTGTCGATCAGTTCAGGGAACTCACCGATGACCCGGTAGGCAGCGTCGATCACGCCGTCCACCACGTCACCCTTGTGGGCCACCTTGAAGTGCTCGAAAATGTCACCAGCCATCAGGCCGTTGGTGCAGATGAACCGGAAAGCGCCAGCGCTGAACTGATAGGACGAAGTCCCATCATGGCTGTTCAGCATGACGATCTCGGGCACGATCAGGTCGCCGTGCCGACCCACCTGAACCGCATTCTGGCTCGCATGGCGAAGCCGGATGAGGTGCTTGGTGAACTGGCGCTTGACCGGATCACGCGACCCACCCTGACGCACCTCAAACGGCCTGAACCCCTCACGGATCAGCCCCTGCAGCACTTCGCTGGTGGGGATGTACGTGTAGCGCTCAGACCGGCTGGAATGCGCCTCCTCAGCGACCACGGATGGCGTGAGGCGGGCAATGTCGTCCAGCGGGATGCCCTCAGACCCGTTCGCACGGATGATGACGGAGCCCGCGCCGAAACGAGCGGTCTTGATTTGGGAATGCATGTTCATGTCTCTCTCTCCAGAGGTGCGACAAAGTGTCGCGATGCTGACAGCCTCGTCAGGCAGGGCCTCACCCTGCGACCATCGGGGGCGCGTGGCCCCCTAGGTTTCGGCTTACTTGATCAGTCGGCTGGCCACGTCCAGCGCGCTGTTGATGGTCTCGTCGGTCGTGCTGGCGTTGAGCGCAGCCCGAGCCGCCTTGACCAAGGTCAGGGCGTCGCGGATGGCGATCAGTTCGTCCTGCGAGAAGTTGAGCGACGTTTCGTCGTCCTTGAGCAGTTCCCGCAGTTCGTCCTTGTCGCTGTCCATCAGGTTGTCCACCAGATCGGACATGTCCACGTTGGACGAGATGTACGAGCAGATGCTGCCATCATCGATGGCCTCCAGCACACTGTATTCCCAATTGGTGGCAACCCAGTACACGACCACGTCGCTGTCCAGTTCGTTGAGCAGATCGTCGCTGTCCACTTCGTTGATGATGTCCGACAGGCTGCAAGCCTCAATCACGTCGGACAGGGAAACGGTGGCGTTCACTTCGATGTTCATTGCAATCTCTCCTGAGTGCGCCCTGTGGCGCGTTGACTGATGGTCTCATCAGTGTGCGCCTAACGCACAGACGGGCGCTTGCGCGGCCCGTTTCGACCTTAGTTGGCGTCCTCCAGTTCCGGCAGCTTCTCCCGCCGGGAGGGTTCGATCTCCCCCTTGTGCACGGCGAGCGTGATCTGCTCCTGATTGTCAGCGGCCCGCACGTAGGTGTAGCCGCCCGACTTCAGGCCACGCTGCTCGTACTGGCTGTCATAGTCCTGACTGACCTGAACCGCCTTGGCGAGCAGCGAGACCAGCTTAGTCGCGTCGTCGATGGGCAGCAGATACCGGTCATAACCGATGGTGACGATTGCTTGGGTCATTCTGGTCTCTCCTGTTGAAAGTCATCTGTGAGGTGGCCTCATCAGCACCCGCCTGACGGGTGAACCGGGGGGTGGAACCCCCGGTTTCGGCCTGAGTACGTCTACTCGGCGGTGCGCCAGCGGCGCATTCCTGTTCGACTTCAACCATACAACATCTCGTAAGCCGCCAGCACATCCAGAGGCTCGACCTGATGGTCACTCGCCAGACGGCGAGCGGCATCGATCAGGTCCTGCCCGCTGCTGACCAGATCAGCGACCCGGTCAGCGGCCATGGCGACAATCGCGTCATAGGCTTGGGAGTAAACCGACATCTTCATCTCCTGTGAGATTCTCTGCGAGTATGGTCTCGTCAGCAGCCGCCTAACGGCTGGACGGGGGCGCACCCCCGTTTCGACCTAGTGTCCAGTGAAGCCCTCCATGAAGCCCTTGAACACCCGCCCGACATCGGTGGGTGACCACCCGTAGTCGGAGATGAGTTCCTCAGGGCTGTTCCCCCAAACCAGTTGAACCGATCCGGCGCTCACGCACTCCGACCGGACGTTGATGGCGTCCATGCCGGTGTTGCCCAGCGCCTCCCACACGTCCTTGAACGAGGTGGAGCCCCTGATGGCAGCGTCGTCACCGCCGTCGTAGACGGTCAGTTCGTACCCTTGGGCGAGAAGGGCCTTGACCAGTTTCCGCGCAACCGTGCGCTCTTTGGCGTCAAAACCTTCGTACATTGTTCCGTCTCCTGATGAGTGCGGACCCTTGTGGTCCCTGCAGCACCCGGCGCGAACCAGATGCTGAAGGGACAACAAGCACCCCCCGGTCTGAATGCTCCCTATGGAACGCCAGCCGGGGGGTACCCGATGTTTCAGGATTGAGAATGAATGCAATTTTCCCAGAGAGGGTCCGCCCGAGCAGCCGCTGTCGCAACCGTGTAGTGAGTATGCCATCGGTGCCGCCACTGCCTCGCGTGGCTCGCGTGTACCTGTGTCTACCCCAACGCCTAAGCGTCAGGCCCGTCATCCTGTCACACCGTATGGCTCAGTCGCGACGAAGCCGTCCCGAACTTGCCTCTCTCCCCCCACATCTCGGTAGGATCGCAGCGCGATCCAGACTGTGTGTACTCACCGTAGCGTTCGATCCCGTGACGCCGTCATCCGACGCTGCCCGTAGACCCTGCTCCTGAGGGGCCTCTTGTTTCGCCTCAACCTTGATCCCCCTGACTTGATGGGGAGGTGGGCCGGGAGGCTAGGCCCCCCCGGTCAGATCGGGTTGCCCCGTCCGACCAGCTACAGATAGGTGCTGCCTTGAGCGTATCAACCCCCCTCAAACATTTTTCGCACTTTTTTTGCGCGGCCCCTTGCCAGCCCTACAGACCCTCCAGCCCCCTGCCCACCGCCTCCCGGAGACAGCGCGACCCCCCTTGAACACCAGCCCCAACAGACCACCTATCAGGAGAACCACAGAGAGCCCCGCAGGGCCGCATCAGGCACAGAGAAGGCTGGGACACCAGACCACCCACAGAAGCCCGCCAGCGGCCAGCCAGCCAATACAGGCAGGCAAGGCGAAAGACGAGGTGGTGACGAGGCAGCCTGTTCGTTTCCGACCGCCTCGAAAAAAGTTGCGACCCACCCCTTGCGCCTTGAGCGTAGCGCCCCCATCTCTGGGTCTCGGAGGCGACAACGCCTTACGAGCCCTGCTGTTGAGCCACCCTAGCCGGTCAGCCGACAGCGCCCCCGACGCGGACCGGATTGAGGTCCAAGGGGATGGAAGGGTTCCTAGGCGACCGTCCGAGAATGGCCTGCAGCACCCGTCCTAGGCGGGCCAGCGGGGTCATGCCTGAAGCCCCTGAGCTACCCGGATACCGTATGCCCGTAGTCCGTCCCCCACATTCTCCCGTCCTCAGGGGCGCGGGAGAGGGGGAAGGGAAGGAAGGCCAGAAAGGCCCGAAAAGCAGCCCACCGGTTGCAGATAGCAAAACGTGGGTCTGCCCAAACAGGGGGTTGATACCACCTTGGGGTTGAGTAGAGGCCCCTACAGCCCCCTATGGCCCCCCTCAGGGGTGGGATGTGAGGCCGTCAGGCCCCGGTGCCCCCATGGGATTCCCTGAGCGCGACCACCCTTTGTGGACGGAGTTTGCGAAAAGTTGAGGGACCACCTCCCGCACTCCCCAAAAAAAAATTGGAAGTCTACCTTGACCATTGGATGGGGGTAGATACTTAATGGCTCTTCACCTTTTTGGAGATGAGAGATGGCTGTTCGTGGAAAGTCTGGGGTCGAGGATATGGCGGTTGGAGAGGTGGAGGGCCTCCCGGAGGCGGATGCGGGAGCGGAGAAGGCGCAGAGCGCGCTTGATGCGGCTGACGCGGCGCTGGCGGATGGAAATGGGGGTGCTGAGCCTGAGGCGTCGTACACGCTGGGGATGGGGTTCGTGAGGTCTGACCCGATCACGGTTGAGACGCTGCTGGACTGGGGGTACGTCGGTGCACATGAGGCGCGGGACTTCAGGTGTGTGCTGGGTCGGAACGCGGTGGACGCGACGCAGAAGTGTCTGGGGATTGATTGCATGGCGTGGCGGGAAGGGCCGCGCGCTGAAGATGCGAACACCCGTGAGTACGGGTTCTGCGGGCTGGTGGGTCGGCCATGAGCGACATCCCTTTGGACCTCAGGGTTGGAGAGAGCGTGGTGGTCAAGGGCCACAACAGGCAGAGCATCCGCCGCGCGGTGTTTGATGCCCAGAAGAGGTACTGGCGTCTCACGGGAGTGGAGATGGTGCTGGTGTCGGAACGGTGCCCCGAAGGGCACATTGTCAGGAGGACAGCATGAGACCGATCACGACGGAAGAACATGGCGCGGTGAAGCCATGAGCCTCCTGCTCGTCATCGCGCAGGGCGCTCTGTTCATGGTCGCGGTCTCAGCGCTCGCTGCGGCCCTGACCGTGTGGTGCCTTGCCCTGATCCACGTCACCGAGTGGCTCGCGAAGAAGTGGGGGTTCATGTGACAGCCCAGTTCAACGAGGAAGACCTCCGCGCCGAAGAGCAGGCCAAGGTCGAACGGGAGCGCCGGGAACGGCTCTTTTGGACCTACGAGGCCGCGCTGATCGCCATTGCCAACGGGCACGAAAGGCCCGTCGAACTGGCGATCAAGATACTGACGGGGGCTCCATGAGCTACTCTGCCGAGAGACACCGCCTGACGCGCTATCTGGCGCGGGGCGGGGCCGTGCGAAGGGAGGACTGCGGAGGTGCCGTGGGCATTGTCTGGGCGCGTGTGTCGCGCACCGGGGTGTTCTACAACAAGCTGGCCGGGGATCGACTGGTCAAGCGAAGATGGTTCACCCTCGACGGAGAGAAGTTCTTCCTCATTCAGGACCATGCTGATGCATGGCGGGCCGAGAAGGTGGCGAAACCCGAAAATGACATGCCCGCATTGCGAAGAGCTAAAGGAACGGATCGCGTGGCTTGAGGCGGAACTCGGTGTACAGACGAACCAGACCCAAATCCGCGTGATGTGCTCCACCTTCGCCATGACACAGACAGAGGCTTGGTACGCTCTGGTCCTGTGGAAGGCGAAGGGCCGGACGGTGGATCGCTTCTGGCTTCTGGACAACCGACCCACCTTGGAGCGGAACGAGGACGGAGATCACCTCAACGTCCTGCGCGTCTACATGTCCAAGCTGAGAACCCTGCTTGGACCCTACGTGAAATCCGACTGGGGAAAGGGGTACTTCCTGACCCCGGAAGGCATAGAACTGATCGACAAGACCCTGTCTGAGGGGTTGCAAGGAGAGAACCATGCCAATCGAAGTGGAAGGCGTCACGACAAAGGCGTCACCTAAGGCCCCACAGGTGCCCGTACAGCCGCCTGAGCCCGCGAAGCGTCCCACCGCTCAGGATGTCTGGGAATTGCGCTACAGGGCGCTCTCTGCGGCCCTGATGGGCAACCATGTGAACTTCAATGCAGAACAGGTCGTGGCCCGCGCTCAGGTGTTCGAATCCTACCTCCTCTCGGGTGGTCCGAACCCGGTTGAGATGCAGCCCACCGTGACGGAGCAGATCGCCCAGCAATTTTCCCGCTTGACAGGGTCGTTGGACGGAAATCCCGTTTAGTGCTAGTGTCCTGCCACATCACGGAGGACCACATGCCAGCAGGACATGCGAGAGGTGGATACGCGCGGCACACTCGCAAGCTGCGCGCGAAGAACAGAAAGTAGGTCACCATGGGACGTGGTGGACGAGGTATGGCACTGCGGCGTCTTGGGAAGTCCAAGATGACGCGCAAGATGGCCCGGAAGGGCTGAACAGGAGAACAAAATGGCTGGTGGAAAAGCAGGAACCCCGAGTGGGCGAAGCGTCGGTTCCCGTGGAGGCAAGTCGCGCTCCATGAGCCGGAAGCGCTAGGAGGCCAACATGGCTGGTAGAGGTGGAGCCCCCTCGGGCCGCTCCGGTACGTCTCACGGGGCAAATGCGCCCGGTCGGTCCTCGCGTCGCAGGCGCAGGAAGTAAGTCACCACACCCTTCGCCCCCAAGGGTCACTATTCAACCCCCTAGCCCTTGGAGGCAATCATGGCCGCTCCGCCTATCACTGGTTCTCTCACTACCGCCTACACGACTGCCGCCACCGGCATCTCGTCGTCCTTCCTGCCGCAGATCGCGCCGTCCACCACCGCAGCCGTGGTCAGCGTCCCGATCAACTTCAACGTCACCCTCGACACCCTGACCGGCTCGTTCGTCGGCACCGCCATCATCCAGAAGTCCACCGATGGTGTGCACTGGGGCGCTGCCGTGTTCCCCGGCCAGACGGCGGGTAACACCACCGCCTTCTCCGGTACCTCCTTCGGTCTGTCGATCTCCCTGTCCGAGACCCAGTCGGGTACGCAGTACCGCGTGATCGTGTCTGCCTACACCTCTGGCACCCTGTACTACCAGTTCGGCCAGTAAGAACTCCTCCCCGGAGACTCTGCCCAGTCGCAGAGCGAAAGCCCCTCGACCCACGTCGGGGGGTTTTCTTTTGCGTGAAGCGCCCCGATTAGCCTCCAGAGGAAATCCGGGGCCAGTTTCAGGGGTATAAATTACCCCTATACAAATCCCCAAAATCAGTGGATTCATGCTTTGGACTGTCCCCAAAGTGGACCATTTTTGGTCCACCAAGTGGACTACTTTGGGTGGGGCACATGCCTGATGTTGTCCTGAACTGCGGCCAGTCCGTCTTCGTGGACGACGAGGACTACGAGTTTGTGCTCGCGAACCCGTGGTTCGTGCGTCGAAGAGCCGACCGGTCGATCAGGATCGCGCGGGACGAGTACGCGGGAAGTCGGGTCTTCCGCATTTTCCTGCACCGGGCTATCGCCCTTCGGATGAGACCTGAACTGAAGCCTTATGTGGCCGAACTGTCAGTGAAGGCCCGCAATGGAGACTACACCGATGTCAGGCGAGTCAATCTGGAAGTCGCTCTTAAAAAGAACCGATCCGGTAGCCCAACCTCAAAGCCAACCGGCACCTACCGTCGTGGCCCCAAACGGAACATCACCCATGGAACCATCGCCCAGTCAGACATTCCCACCCACACCTCCCCCCTCTGGAGCGGAGGTGTCGTCAGGACCAGAACTGCCAAATACGCAGGCGGACAGCGGCGCTACGTCACCCTCTACTCTCGAAGAATCGTTGTTGAACATGATGGACGAGGCGGTCCTGAAGTTTGCGGCGGTGATGTCGGATCACTCGACGCTCAGGGTTGGTGTGGGCGAGAACCAGCGCGAGGTGATGAAGTACTCCTTCGCGGAGAAGATGAAGGCCGCTGAGTTCGTCCGGGACTGGGTGAGCCGCCGCCGGAAGCTGGTGCCGACAGCCACGTCGGAGGACGACGCCCCCAACATCAGTGAACTGCGCAAGGCGATCCGCGAGGAGACGCTGGCGACACTGGAGCGGGAGCGGGTGCTGCGCGCTCCCCCGAAGAAACACGGTCGCCCCACCAAGGAGGAGGCCGCGAACCGCAAGGCGGTGGCCGAGGCCGCTGTCGAAGCCACGGAGGTTTACCAGCTTCTGGATGACGCCGCCGCCGGGTTCGAAGACGACGGCCAACTCCAGCGCGCACTGCGAGGCGAGTGATGGCGCACATCATCTTCTGGCTTGAGGTCAACATCGTGAACAACCGGAAGACCCGGTTGAGGGCAGACCGGATCATCGAACTACGGGATGACTGGGTCAGCGAGGGCAAGGGCAAGCCAAAGAAGCCCATCGTCCGCATCATCATGGAGGGTGGGACCAATGTCGTGGCCGAAGGAGAAACGATGGAAGACCTGTGGGACCGTCTCAAGGTGGCCCTGCAGCAGCCCTTCCAGAATTGTCCTGCCCCAGAGCGGGCCTTTGTCGAGCCAGAGGAAGATGACGTTTGAGGAGGCCGTCGAGGCCCTCTGGGAGGGGAAGGTCATCAGAAGGGCGGGATGGGAAGACCCGGACCGCTTCTGTTACCTGACCCTGCAAACCCAAGACGAGGGCGTCTGCCTCTACACCGCGAACGTCTCTGCCGAAGATAGCGACCAGAACGACTGGTACATCTGGGGGTACGTGCATTGAAAGCTTACATCGAACTGGTCACCAAGGGCGCTCGCCGCGCCATTGTGGACATCGCTTCCATCAAGGCCATCTTCACGGCTGCGGGTCAGGACATCGGCACCATGGCGTCCCCTGACGAGCCGCTGACCATCCTGTTGAACGACGGCACCGAGTTTGAGGTCTTCGGCATCAGCGCAGAAGCCATCATGCAGCAGCTACAGGCCTATGGGAGGATCGACGGATGTCTGTGGCTCCCCAGATGAGCGACCGGGTCAATCTCGACACGACCCCTAGCTGGCTGCCCGCGTTCCGCATCTTCCTGTCCAAGGTGAAGATCGCGTCGAAGGAGATGAAGGAGCCGGGTCCGATCACGCTCTACCGGGCTCAGGAGATGTTCCTGTCCGAGATGGCAGAGGGCATCCGTGAGGGAACGCGCCACTTCGTGATCCTGAAGGCTCGTCAGCTTGGCATGTCCACCGTCATGCTCGTTCTCGACCTGTTCTGGCTCTACATGAACCCCGGCCTTCAGGGGGCCATGATCGCGGACACCGCCGACAACCGCGAGAACTTCCGAAAGCAGATGGGCGACATCATCGAAACTCTGCCCAAGGGTTGGCGCATCCCCATCGTGGCCCACAACCGGAACGAACTGCGCCTCGCGAACGGGTCGGTCCTCCAGTACATGAGCGCGGGCAAGGGCCGGAACTCCGGTCTGGGCCGGTCCCGCGCGCTCAACTTCGTCCACGCCACGGAAATCTCGTCGTGGGGCGACCAGAAGGGCATCGACAGCCTCATGGCCGCTCTGGCGCAGGAGAACCCGAACCGGCTCTACATCTTCGAAAGCACGGCGCTGGGCTTCAACGTGTTCCACGACATGTGGAACGAGGCCAAGGAGAGCCACCCGACCCAGAAGGCGATCTTCATCGGCTGGTGGGCCAAGGACATCTACCGCTTCGTGGAGGGCTCGCCCGAGTACGAACGCTGGTGGGGGGTGTACCCCAAGCTGACGGAAGCCGAAGCCGAGACCGCGACCATGGTCAAGGAAGCCTACGACTGGACCATCACGTCCGAACAGTGGGCGTGGTACCGCGAGAAGGCGGACAAGCGCTCCCGCGAGAGCCTTCAGGAAGAGTTCCCCTCGACCGAGGAGGAGGCCTTCGTGGCGTCCGGGCACAGCTTCTTCAACAAGGAGAAGCTGAACCAAGACCTGATGTTCATCCACCACAACCGGCCCACCTTCCGGGGGATGAACTACGATCTGGGCGAGAACTTCCTGTCCATGAAGGTGGAGGAAGCAACCGACATCGACGGGCTGGACCTGAGGGTGTGGGAGCCGCCGAAGAAGAACGGGGTCTACGTGATCGGGGTGGACCCGGCCTACGGGCGAGGCGGGGACGCCGACCGGTCTGTCATCAGCGTCTGGAGATGCTTCTCCGACAAGGTCATACAGGTGGCTGAATATGCGACCGAAAAGCCCGAAACACGCCAAGTGGCGTGGGTCATGTGCCACCTCGCTTCCGAGTACCGAGACTGCATCATCAACCTCGAAATCAACGGTCCGGGTGGGCAGATCATGCAGGAACTCACCTCGCTGAAGCAGCATCTCCAGTGGGGCCACCTGAAGGACACGGCGCAATCCCTGAAGACGGAGGACTGCCTCGACGGGGCCAAGTGGTTCCTCTGGCACCGGCCCGACAGCATGGGCAAGGGCTACGCCTACAACTGGTCCACGACCTTCAACAACAAGATGCTCCTGTTCAACAAGTACCGCGATTGCTACTCGACCGAACAGGCCATCGTCCGCTCTCTCCATCTGCTGGAAGAGATGCTGACCCTGAAGCAGGACGGGGACCACATCGGCGCGTCCGGGAGGAACCACGACGACCGGGTGTTCGCTGCCGGTCTTGCGGTGTACGCTTGGGACCAATGGCGTCGTGTCGGGATGATGGCCGAGAACCGGAGCTACGAGCGTGAGATGGCCGAGCAGAACCGGATCGAATCGACCAGCACCGACCACGTCATGGGTCACATCATTCCGAACTTCCTTGCAGCACAGGCTGCGAAGCGCCGTCAGGCGTATCTCGACTCACTGGACGACTGAGGAGCCCATGGCGCGCTTGAAGTACGGCACCTACTACTGCGACGAGTGCGACCTGACGTTCAAGTCGTTCCGGGAGGCAGATGGCCCTCTGCCCGACTGCCCGATCTGCGTACCCGACACGACGCCGTTTGAGGCCAAGGCCCCGGCCATCATCGGGATCAAGGCCAAGGCCATCGACATCGCGCAGAAAATCGCTGAGGAGAGCTTCGGCCTCACCGACATGAACGACAACAACCGCCCCGGCGACCTGATCGTGAAGAACCCGGCACCGATCCAGACGGCTGAGAGCGAGCAGATCACGCGCGAGATGATGGCCTACACGAACGCCACCCCGGAGCAGGCCCCGCATCTGCAGGACTACGTGAAGAACTTCTTCGGGGCGGCGCAGAACTTGCCGTCCGCCGATCCGCAGGCCGTCATCAGCGGCGCGGCCCCGGCTGCGGCAGAGGCGCGGTCCATGGGGAAAGACCCCATTTCGATCCTGCAGAGCAAACAGGTGCAAAACCGTGGTATTAACAATCTCACCGTGGTCGCCAGAGACGATATGAAGCGATGAAACTCCCTTCCAGACACATCGGGCCGTGGGTCAAGGAAATCATCACGGAGTGCACCGTCAGCCGTGAATCTCGACGCAATGCGGGCCGGTTCTGGCAGAACCTCTACTACAACGGTGCGGCTGGGGGACAGGCCCGCGACAACATGTGCTACTCCCATGTGGACAAGCTGTCGTCGTATCTGTTCAGCCCAGCAGATGTGCGGTTCGACTGCACCTTCGAAGTGGACGAGACGCCGCGCTGGTTCGGCGCTGCCGACATCACGTCTCGCCACCTGACGCGCGAGTTCCGCCGCTCCCGCTGCGGCCTGACGTTCGCTCAGGGCGTGGACATGGCTCTGGTGAAGGGCTCTGCCATCCTGAAGCTGACGTGGGGCTCAAAAGGGTACCATCCCCACCTGATCCGCCCGGAAATGTTCGGGGTGCTCCGCGAGGACGTGGAGGACTTGGACGAACAGGACGCGTTCGTCTGCTCCTACTACCTGACCCCCGCTCAGTTTGAGCGGATGATGGAAGGCCACCCGAAGGCGGCAGCCATCGTGGAGGAGGTGACGGAAACGAAGGTCTCTCTCCAGAGGGAGGACTACGAGCAGGACTACTTCCACGAAATCGTGGTCGGGGGCACCCAGCCGATCAGCTACACGACCGCGAACAACCAGCGCGGCGCAGTCAGCTTCACGGGTGCTCCACAGGCCCAGCTTTCGCCTCAGGTCGCGGAGCGCCTGCTGCGCGTGGACGAGTGCTGGATCATGAACGATGAGGCCCGAGAGGGTCAGGGCGACTGGACCACGATCCGCATGGTGGGCGACACCGTCATCGATGGCGAGTACCGCTACCAGAACCTCTGCGACATCCCCGGCCAGAACCCGTTCATCAAGATTTGCGCCAACGAGACCCCCGGCTACTTCTGGGGTCGTTCGGAACTGGCCACTGTGTGCCAGCCACAGATTTGGCTGAACGAGCGTCTGGACGACATCGACCGCATCTTCAAGCGGCAGGCCAATCCGTCGCGGGCCTACACCGGCTTCTCATCCATCACCGACGAGAAGGCGCGCATCCTGAACTCCCCCGGCGGGGTGCTGACGGACGCGCAGGCCCCCAACGCCAAGATCGACACCCTCGCCCCCTCCATGCCGCCGAACTCCATGGAGTACATCTCCATGATCCGTCAGGTGTTCGAAGAGTCGGGCGGCTTCACCGCGATGACCTCCGGGCAGGGCGATAGCGGCGTTCGCTCCGGTGCTCAGGCCAACACGCTGCTCAAGACCTCCTCCCCCCGGCTGCGGGACCGCGCGCTGGTGGTCGAGGACCAGTGCGCCTCCTTTGGCGACCTGTGCCTGAAGATGTCTCAGGTGAAGGACGCGCGCGTGTTCTCCCAGCCGAAGAAGGGCATCTTCGGGAAGGTGAACGACTTCACGCTGGCCCAGCTTCCCGACGACATTCAGGTGATGGTGGATAGCCACACCTCGTCCCCGGCGTTCAGCGGCGACAACATGCAGCTTGCCTTCGCTCTGGCTGGGCGCGGAGCCATCGACGGGGAGGCCCTGATCAAGATGACCCACCCCCCGTATCAGGACGAACTCATCCTGTCCTACCGCCAGCGCGAGGAAGCCAAGGCTGAGTTCATGAAGCAGCACCCGGAACTGGCTGTTCCGCATGGGAAACAGAAAAAGGCGACCTAGCCCGGCGCAAACCGAGCCGCCTTCTTCCGGTTCTCATCGCGATGGATCACCCGGAGGTTCTCCGGGACGTGCAGTCCGCAGACGTGCCTGCCCCTGAGCGGGATGATATGGTCCACCTCGTAAGGTTCCCCGGTCCTCGCTGACAATTGCATGGCAGCGTTGTAGATGGCGACAATGGCTTCACGGTCGGCCCACGCAGGGGTCGCAACCCGGATGCGGTCTATTCTGGCGTTGGCGGACGCAATCCGCTTGCCGCGATTGGCTTTGTAATAGGCCCGGTCCTTTTGCCTGCGCTTGTCGCGATTGGCCTCTCTGTACCGAGTGTCGGCCTCCTTGTGCGCTTGGCGGTTCGCGTCCCGTAACCTTTTTTGGTTGGCCCAGTGGCGCGCCTTATGCTCGGGAGACGCCTGCTTTTCCTCAATGCAGACCCTGCAATGAGTGGTGCTGGTGTACCGCTCCCCCAAGTGACCCCTGCGGCACGGCCTATCAGACATGTAGAACCTCAGACCAGAAATCTTGGCAAGTTCTCGATGCGTAAGGGGTTTTTCCGTTTCCATGTCACTGTCCCAGAAAAGCAAAAACACATTAGATTTCAAATAGTTGCTACAAAGTCTCGGGGGTGGTACTTTCTTCTCAAGCAGGCTGAGGGGGGTTCCTCCACCACGGTGACTGCGGCATTGCCGGGGGTCGTAGTATTGCGACTCCTCCCCCCGGTGTTTCGTAAGGAGAACGCACATGGCTAAGCGCGGCCGCAAGCATCGTCGGAAGTGATTGCAGCATCGGTGATAAGCCGATGCTTACGACACTAACTTAAGACCCCCCTGATTGCAAGAGCAGTCCGGGGGGTCAACCCGTAGGAACCCCTAATGGCTATGCCTCCCTTGCCAATGACGCCTCCGGGCATCGGTTCTGCCGGTGCCGCCGGACCCCGCACCGGAAACCCCGGAGCGGCGGCTGACGCCATGACGAAGGTGAGGGAGGCAATCCACCTCCTTGAGATCGCTCTTCCGTCTCTGCCGGTCGGCTCCGAGCCGCACAAGGCGGTTCTGAAGATGATCCAAGACGGCTCCAAGATCGCTCCTGTTGGTCAGGAGAATGCTGGTGTCCAGCAGGCGACGCTGGCGGGCCTCATGGATCGTGCGAAGCAGATGCAGCAACTGACGGCGCTGCAAGGTTCTATGCAACCGCCCGGTGGTGCTCCCGCTCCCGGCGGCGGTGCCCCGCCCCCATCACCTCCCGGAATGTAAGGAGCCCATCATGGCCACTCTGCCCACCTCTCCCGCCTTCAACCCGCCGACGCCTTCGCTGGACCCCGATGAGTCCATCGTCCGCATCAACCTGAATCTGGTTGAGATCGGCAACCGTATGTCGCAGCAGCCGAAGGACGCGAAGAACGCGTTCCCGCTCAGCCAACTGCCCAACGGCAAGTAACCCATTAACCCCCATTAAGGATGCCCCCTCCGATGGCCGTAGAACTAGACGAAGCCGACTACAACTCGCTGATCGCGGCGAAGAAGCTGCTTGAGCAACTGAACGGCGATCCGAAGTCGCGCAAGCACCTCACCGCCGGGATCAAGCAGCACTACCCGAACGTCAGAACGGACGAAGATGTGGCCGAAGAGGTCGCCCGTCCGCATGTCGAGAAGGTGGAGGCTGGTCTCTCCCGCATGGAAGAGATGCTGGCCAAGCTGGCAGAGCGGGATGCCAAGGCAGAGGAACAGCGGACGCTGTCCAGCCTTGACGCCTCGTTCTCTCGTCTGAAGCGCTCCTACGGATACAACGATGAGGGCATCGACAAGATCAAGGCTCTGATGGTGGATCGTTCGATCCCCGATCCAGACGCCGCTGCAGCGCTTTTCGAACGGCTCAACCCGGCTCCCGTGCAGACCCGCTCTTCGTGGGAACCGGATAGCTGGAATCTGCGAGACGACGCTGTGGAAACGGACGTGCAGGGACTGTTCGCAGACCCTGATCGTTGGGCTGACAAAGAGGTCGGGAAGATTCTCCTCGACATCCGCAGTCAGAACGAATCCTGAGTTTTGGCAGCTAAAGGGGAGTACCTATGCCAGTCTACGGTTCGGGGGTAGTCCCCGCTTCAGGCGCTATCACGAACGAACTCACCGCAGTCATGCGTCGTGCGTTCGTTCCCAAGCTGGTGGTCCAGATTTACTCTGCGGCCCCGGTTCTTTCTCTGCTGATGCGGAACGCCCAGCGCGCTCGCGGCGGTCTCTCCCAAGTGACCGTGCCGGTTCAAGGTTCGCAGTTCGTGAACTTCAACTGGGCTGGCTATGACGGCGGCTTCCCGCAGCCTCAAGTGCTGGCCGCGACCCAGCAGGCCGCGTGGAACCTGAGCGTCGGCACGGTTCCGATCCCGCTGCTGGGCATGGAAAGCCTGCTGCAGCAGACCGAAACCATCATCCCTCTGGTGAAGGCCCGCATGGCCGACGCCAAGACGGTGGCGGTGCAGGCGATCTCGCAGGCCTTGTTCGGCTCTTCGGGCACGAACAACCTCGCCATCAACGGCTTCCTCGACGTGTACGACGACGGCACGTCCGTCACGACCTACGGCGGTCTGTCGCGAACTTCCAACCCGTTCTGGAAGTCCACCAAGATCACTCAGTCGATCACCCCGTCGCGTACCACCCTGATGACCCGGATCATGCAGCTTACCAAGCTGGCCGGGGGCGAGAGCCCGGACTTCGTCATCATGTCCCTGTCGGACTGGACCACGCTTCTGACCGACTTCATGTCGGTGGAGCAGTTCAACACCGACCCCGGCATCAAGTACGGCAACGACGACGCCGTGAACGCCGGGTTCCGGGCGCTGATGCTGGGCAACATCCCGATCCTCGCAGACCCGTTCTGCCCAATCGGCACCGCCTACATCATCAACTCCAAGTACCTCGGCCTGTACATCTCGGAAGACGCGAACTTCGCGTTCTCTGGCTGGCACTCGCTGATCGCCAACAACCAGATCGCCAACGTCGGTGTGATCATCGCAGCCATGGCTCTCGTCTGCACGAAGCCGTCGTCTGGGATGCAGCTTTCCGCCGTTGCCGGTGCCAGCTTCTAAGGAGACCTCACAATGGCTATCACTCGTCAGGCTGGGGTCGGGGTAAACCTCTGGTCCACCGTCCCGATCAACGACCCGGCACCGCCCATCGGTACGGTCAACCCGTTCCTGTCCAACACCGGCAACCAGACGCTGTCGGCTGGTGAAGCGTGGGTGCTTCCCGCTGGCCAATGGTACGTCGATCCGGGCACGGTCTCCGCGCTTCAGGTCTACGATCCGATCTTGCAGATTTGGCTGCAACTCGGCACCCCGACCAACGACTTCAAGTTCATCACGACCGATGGCGTGAACGTTCGTCTGGCCAACCAGTCCGGCTGCGCGGTCGGCGCGGTCATCACCAACGCCGGTTCCGGGTACACCTCGGCTCCGACCGTGACGGCCTCTGCTGGTTCGTCTCAGTGGCGCGCGATCATCGGTGGTTCGATCTCGACCACCGTGACCATCACCACCGCTGGTGCTGGCTACAACTACCCGCCGGAAGTGTGGATCGCTCCTCCCCCGCCGGGTGGCATCCCCGCCACCGCTATCGCGACCCTGTCGTCTGGTGTTCCGTCCATCACCGTGATCAACCAAGGCGCGGGCTACACCGCCGCTCCTGCGATCCGTCTGACCCCGGACAGCCGTGAATCTCTGGCGGCGACCCCCGGCCCGACGACCACGGCCTACGCCACGACCACGCTGACCGGCGCTGGTACGATCACGGGTCTGGTCTGCACCAACCACGGCACCCCGGTGACGCTGGCCTACAACGGTACCTATCCCACCCTGACCATCTCTGGCGGTGGTGGTGCTTCTGGTGCCGCGACCCCGCTCTTCAACTGCTGTC